AATGATTGTTTCATTAGTATGACTCCCCTTTATGTTCTAGTATACGTGCAGCACGTTCTAGCGTGTTACCTAGTCTTATCAATACATCATCGCTGCAAGAATATAGCCAATCATTTTGAATAGCGTCTTTTCCTAAGCCAGCTTTATGTCCCCAATGGTCAGGAACTTTTGCGCCCCTTATCCAATGAAGAACGTCTGCTATCTCAAACCAAACAGACATGACACTGCCCCAATGGTCATAAGAATCCGCGCATAGTTTATATTCTTCTACAGCTTGCTTATAGGTTAACATGTAGGTCATTGTGTCGCCTCCACCTTAACAAGCATTGATTCAGTTTCTTCTATTGCGTCTCTTTCTGTTTCGCTGACCATGTATTGACTATGGCCTACAACATATTGGACGCGTTGTTCTATAGCCTCAAACATTGCGTCCGTGGCCTCGGATTCCGTCTCGTATAGCGTGGACTCTGGTTTCGTGTCGCAAGTGTCAGCGTATTCAAGGACAACATGCCAATCACCTTCCTCAAGCATGTAAAGCAAGTGACTTGCAAGTGTGTTGCTTGTCCAATCAACCGCAAATGTAACCATGTCAGTTACACGCTCAAAGGTTGGTGTTTCGCCTGTGTTGTCTCTATAGTCTTCTATCGCTGCATCAATAGCGTCGATCCAATCAGAGTCGCATAACTTGCGTTCTATGTCGCGTGTGTAAATCATATCGTTGAAAGAACCCGCTGCACAATGTGCATGTTCAATGTCTGATATGAGTGAACCAACCGAGTCGTACTGATTGCCCTTGTATTGCTCAATCAGTTCAAGCGCGATTGCGTTGTTGTCGCTATAGCTAAAACGTTGGGCGGCTACATCTAAGAAAGTGTCAAGATTGTTTAAGGCGTTCATAGTATTATACTCCGGCTTGTGTGTTGTAGGCCACGGCCTCGATTTCACCGCTTGCGCGATACTCTTTTGCTAGTTCTTGCGCTTGACGTAAAGGCATTAAGATGAATCCCAATACTGGGACAAAAGAGAGAGTTGAACCATTCGGGCGGGTTGCTACGGTGTAAGTCATTTTTGATTCTCCGGTTTATGTGTGTTTCTATAATCCGTATGAAGTATTCAAAACGATTCGCATAGCCCTAAAACACAAGAAAGCAAAATAAAAGGTAGAAAAGATTACTGGTAAATATAGTCGCTTGCAAGATGCGCAAAAATAGTATTTAAAATACTTAGCCAATAGCCGCACGGGGTGATTCTTTGAGAATCGTTCGCAAAAAGTGGAAGGATGGGCAAGTGAAATAGTGTTGCAAAAATATCACACCTCGATTTGGGGCTGGGACTCTTATACAAGACACACTATGTGGGACTCTTATACAAGACTCCCGCTATACTATCGTTAGTATAGGTATACTATCGTTTGACTATATACTATCGTTAGTATAGGTATACTTTTGAGACCTATACTTTTGAGAGTGTTGCAAAAATGTCACACCAACCCCAGACCCCCCTACAGTGGAAATAAGGAATGACACCCCTACAGTGGAAATTAAGGGCTTGACCCCTACGGTGGAAATATGTATAAACAGAATCAGCAGAGACAAGGAGAATAATCATGGAAGAGTGCCAAGAATGTCAGGGCGAAGGTGTTTGCGAGTACGAACGCTGGGAGAGATATGGAGATACTTACGAGCCATATGCTGAGTATAGTATATGTGAATGGTGCTTAGGAACGGGACAATTGGAGAGTGATCATGACTGAAGAACTAGAAAGAGAACTGAGACAGATGGGTGTACTGGATCACAAGACCCCTGCGGTGGAAATTGATAAAGAGCCTATGTGGGTACGTGATGATGTTGTATTCGATGAAGATGGACAACCAAACTTTTAGGGTTGACACTGACACCGAATCACTTCATACAGACAATCAGACAGAAGGAGATAGAAACATGACTAAGGGCATCGTAATCAGCTTATATGACTACACAGGTGAGGCTCTCAAGCCTTGGGCAGAGGCAGGGTATGAGTGCTACGCATACGACATTCAGCATGATCTTGATCCCTATGGATACAAAGCAGAGATGTTTGAGGGGGGCGGCAGAATACACTATCTACATGCTGACCTACATGACTTTGATACACACCTTCAAATCTTTAGAACCTTTAATGGTCGTAATGTAGTATTCGGCATGGCCTTCCCTGTCTGTACTGACATGGCCGTGTCTGGTGCGGCTCACTTCGCTAAGAAGGCAGAGGCTAACCCCCTGTTTCAAGAGCAAGCTGCTAAACACGCCATTGATTGCGCTGACCTGTTTGACGATCTTGGTTGCCCATACTTTGTAGAGAACCCTGTCTCTGTGTTGTCCACTATATGGCGCAAGCCTAACCATTCGTTCCACCCGTATGAGTATGGTGGATACATCCCCTATGGCGAAGAAAAGCACCCTAAGTGGCCTGAGTATATCGCCCCGTCAGATGCCTATCCTAAGAAAACCTGCCTATGGACAGGCAATGGCTTTAAGATGCCTGTAAAGTGCTCTGTAGAGCCTCACAAGGGGTACTCTAAGCAGCACCTTAAGTTGGGTGGTAAGTCTATGAAGACCAAGAACATCAGATCAGCCACACCTAGAGGGTTTGCAAGGGCTGTTGTTGAGGCTAACACTTGACACTAGCACCGAATTAACCTATCTACAGAATCACAGTGAAACAGGAGAGATCAAATGGCACTTCCAGAAAACATGGTTACTAACGTACTCAGCGAAAACCAGAACCAGTTCATCACGGTAAAGTTCTTGACCAAGGATGACGAGGTACGTGTATATAATGGTCGTATGAACGTCATCAAGGGCCTCAAGGGAAATGAGCGTGGCAAGATCGCTGCTGCTGCACTCAAGGCTCATGGTTATGTCACACTCAAAACATCCGAGGGATACAAGTGCTTCAAGATGGACCGTGTACTAGCCTTTAAAGCTGGTGGCCGTCATGTATTTACAATGGGAGAAGAGATCACATGATTATTGACGTTAGATCAAGAGAGTCTGTATACCTGTCTATTTATGGTTATACTGTTTATGTAGACTTTAGCGGAGACAAGAAACCTTTTATTGATATATGGAGAGACGATGATGATAACTATACTATGTCTGTCGGCAGCGATATTCTACGAGGCCAGAAACCAGCCAGTTGACGGACAGTTGGCTGTGGCGGAGGTAATCTTAAACAGGGTGCAGAGTGATAGGTATCCTGATGATGCCTGTGAGGTAATTAACCAGTTTAAACAGTTCTCGTACACCCACGATGGAAAGTCAGATGACTTCCTTAAGGAACCAGAGCAGGAGGCTGTCATAAGAGCCATTCTGGTGGCCTCTGAGGTACTTAATGGGTATGGGTTAGGCATTACCTCGACTCACTACCACACAACGGCTGTCAGCCCCTACTGGAATAAGTTCTATGACTATGATGGCAAGCTGGGTGATCATATGTTTTATACAATGGTGGAGGATTACTAGTGGGAAGTGTTGAGCAAGAGATAGAATACTGGGCTGTTCAGAAGGCCACCTTAAAGATCAGGAACAACAGTCTGCAAGATCAGATAGATCAGATAGAACATGACCAGAAGGTGGCTAAGGATCGTCTGAAAGACTTACGCAAGAACAGAGAATTGAACAAGAACAAGATGATCATTTGTGAGATACACATAGATCAATTAGGAGGTTAAGATGATAGACAGAGAAACGTGGATGGAAACCTTAGACAAGTGCAAAGAGGATTACCATATAGTTAAGCGTGAGGCTAATATGTGGGAGAAAGAGGCTAAGCGTTTGCTAGAAGAGAACCATAAACTAAAGGCACAATTGAAGTTGTGGAAGGGCACGGGACTGTGAGCGATGAGGTGAAGGCTGCAGCACAGGTACAGGCAGAGGAAGCCTTTGATGGCTTTATGTACTGGATGAAGAAGGGTACGATCTGGTCTTGCATAGTCCTTGGACTTGTAGTCTTTGGTTGTAATGCTGGCGTTGAGGATGATGCCTACCCTGCATACAACGGTGAGCAATACGCACCAACTAATATGGGAGATTAAGATGATTAAGGTAACACACATAGATCACATGGGCAGTGACCTGTCTGTTGTAAATGCAGCTAGGGTGTCCTTTGGTAAGGAGAGCCTGTGGAATTGGTCTAAAGAGTTAGATAGTGATACGGGGGATGGCCGTACACTAAGGGAACGTGACACCAAGCTAATCAAGTATCTGGCAGAGCATAAGCATATGAGTCCATTCGGCCATGCCTTTGCTAGTTTTCATATCAAGGCACCTATCTTTGTCGCTAGGCAGTTGGTCAAGCACTCCTATCTCCGTTGGAACGAGGTATCCCGTAGGTATGTGGACAGTGATCCAGAGTTCTATGAGCCTGAACATTGGAGGGATAAGAGTGAGGATAAGAAGCAGGGGAGCGGTGGAAAAAGTCAGTCCCAGTACTTCCCTAACATCTATATTAAAGAGGTGGCAGAGAAGGCACTAGGTGACTACAAGAAGATGCTAACTCAAGGAATAGCACCAGAGCAAGCACGTATGGTATTGCCTCAGAACACCATGACTGAATGGTATTGGTCAGGTAGCTTGGATGCCTTTGCTAATATGTGTCGTTTAAGGTGTAAAGAGGATACACAGGCAGAGACACAAGAGGTGGCATGGGCTATAAGTTTAAAGATGGAAGACCTGTTTCCTGTGTCATGGGTGGCACTTAGAGATGAGTAAAATGACATCACTGTATTAGTTAAGGCACAATATTTGTCAGTACTAACACCATAGTAGTATTAGGAGAGGATAAATGACAAACTCTAATGAGCAAATGATCACAGGGCTAACCAACAAATGACCAAGCGTATACCCATGAAGGGCGGGGATGAGTATGATGGGCTTACCAAAGCACGTAAGTTTTATCTATGGAAGAGTGGTCAGTTAAAGAAGATTAAACGTGCTTACAATAAAAGATTTCGTAAGTATAACAAGGAGATAAAAGATGAGTAAAGATGTTAATAAACCAATCAAAATCACAGACATAGAAGAACATGAAGATGGCAGTGCCACAGTACAGGTAGAGTGTGACCCTGAGACGTTTGCAGCTATATTCAGTGCAGGTTTTGTACAACTAATAATGAAGGGACTAGAGAAGGATGAACACTGAAGACATGATGAAGATGTGTCGTTCACTTGCGTACAAGTATAATTCACCTAATCAATTCGATGATCTGGTATCCGAGGGAATGTTGGAGTGCTTAGAACAAGTGGATCAGGGGAACACGCACGGGGCTAATCTAAGACGTATGGCTAACAGGGCTATGCACGACTACATAAACATTAAGACACTAGCTGTAAGTGTGCCTCTAAGTGAGCCAGCTAGGTCTTTGGCTAGGGGTACAGACTACAAGTCAACCATGAGCAAGGAGGGTGTGACAAAATTGCAACAGGCTATCAAGTCAACCAGTACACCATTAGAAAGTGCTGAGATAGTTGATGAGGAATCTGATCCTGCTGTTGTGTATGAGAAAAAGCAGATTGTACTTGACATAGTAAGGTTATCTAGGGAGACGCTTAACGACAGTGATTGGGATTTGTTCTCTAGGCACTACTTAGAAATGGAGACAACAGATGATATAGCTATATCTGAGCGTGTAACACGACAAGCAATAGAGAAGAAGTTGAAGAGGTGTGTTAATAAAGTCACAGAAGCTATGAACATTTAGGGGCTTTGGTTGCGTAAAGTCAAAAAATGTTGCTATAGGTAAGTACAGAGGTCTTCTAAAGACTATTAATAATAAGAAGGAGAAACAATATGAATTTTGAAGAAGCTATTGATCTAAGTGGTAGTCAACCTGTCGTTATAGAAGACGATAGGATTAACTCAACAGAGTACGACAAGTGGTTAGAAGAGGGGCTATCGTTAAACCGAGACTACTCTGACTATAAGTGGAAACTTGGTGATTGGTGGAACAAAGGACACAAGTATGGTGAACGTAAGAAACTTGTAGACAGCGAAGAGTGGGATGGACCTAAGTTTCAAACTTGCATGAACACGGCGGCTGTTTGTAAAGATTTTGAAACCTACCGTCGACGGGAGGTTCTTAGCTTCGGTCATCACCTTGAAGTTCAGTCACTACCAACAGAAGAACAAGATAAATTACTAGACGAATGTGAGATTGAGGGTCACTCTCTTATGAAACTTCGTCAACGTGTAAAAGAGGTTAAGTCTTTCTTATCGCAAGGTTGGACACAGAGTCAACTAGATCGTCGCCGTAAGATTGAAAAGGGTGGTGTAGCACTAGCAAACCTAAGTAAGGGTGATGACGGAGAGCCTGTCGATAGTGCGTTGTTGTACTGGGCGGAGGCTGAAGGTCTTGACGAAAAGATCACTCGTAACACTGATTGGGGCAACCCATTTGTCATTGGTGAGGATGGTGATCGTGAGACTGTCATCAGCAAGTACAACAAGTACCTTGAGATGAAGGATGGCTTATTGCACCGACTTAAGTCTGGTGAGTTGTCAGGTAAGCTGCTTGTATGCTGGTGTTGTCCTGATGGATGCCACGGTGAAACCTTAATGAAGAAAACGAAAGAGGCAAACAAATGATCTTAGAAGACTTTGTAATGTTAGGAAAGACAACCCCTGAGACTGATCGTCAGGGCCGTGTAACCGTATGTAGTGCTGGCTGGTCCCCAGAGTTAAAGCAACTTGTTAGGGTGTACCCACTGTCTACAAAGAAGGCACCACCAGACTTCTCCGTCTCACAAGTCAGGCTAGAGCGTAACAGCAGGGACACTAGACCAGAGAGTTGGAAGATACAGGGGGACCGTGATATAAGCGTACATGAAAACATAAACAGTAGGTTTGATGTAAAAAGTATAATAAATGATTGGTCTAGCTTACTTGATACTATACCTCAAGTTGGTAGCATGGCAGAGGCTAACAGCAGGAAGTTGTCTTTAGCTATAGTTGAGCCTGACACCGCACCAAAGTACTATTTTGATGAGAACAAGTCATGGAAGGATAACAGAGATAAGGTGTGTTCTAAGTCTTACAAGTGGACACCAAGAGTTAGCTTTAATTTGTCGGGAAAGACACACAAACTTAAGTATCTTAACCAAGAGGCATACGAATTTATGACGCCCAAGTCGAGGGGCTTCTTTAGGCACGTAGCAAACAAGTTTAAGTCGAACCCTAAGTTGCTGGTTGGAAACATGTTTGCTTATAGGAATAATTGGCTTGTAATATCTGCTTTCTGTTAGGGGAAAAAATGAACCAAGAAGTACCACACCAGCCCTGCCCATATGTGTCGTGTGGCTCCTCTGATGCCTTTAGCTTTAATAAGGCTAAGGGTTGCGGGAAGTGCCACGCTTGTGACCAGTCTTATCCCTCAAGGGGTGAGACATACGATTGGGCTAAAGATAAATATCCAACAGTAGAAAGGGGAGAAGTAATGACTTTTACACCAAAGAGAATAGAGACCGCTGGTGATGGTCGTTATACACCCCTCCGAGGGATTAATGCTAGGACTATGGAGGACTTCAATGTTAAGACATATGATGGTCGTCAAGAGTACATATACCCCAGCGGTGGAATTAAAGTCCGTACCCTACATGAGAAAGGTTTCTACACTAAGGACGGGTTCAAGGGGGATGAACTATTTGGTATGAATATGTTTACCGCTGGTTGTTCTAAGACTGTAACCATTACTGAGGGGGAACTAGATGCCCTATCAGTAGCACAGATGATGAAGAGCCAGTACATTAACCCTGTTGTATCATTACCATCTGGTAGCCCTTCTAAGAAGCTGTGGGAGAACTGCAAGGAGTGGCTAGATAGCTTCCAGAAGATTGTGTTGTCAGTAGATAATGATGATACTGGCAATGCCTTAGCTGATCGTGTGGCTAAGTTGTTTCCTAACAAGGTGTACCGAGTACCACACGACAAGTATAAGGATGCTAATGAGTTCCTACAGGATAATGCACATGCGGAGTTCAAGAGTGCATGGTGGAACGCGTCTAAGTATACACCTGAGAATATCTTAAACACTGCTGACCAGTTCCTATCACTATACAACGACACACCAGACCATGTATACGTTCCTACAGGTATCACTGACTTAGATGATAAGATCATGGGGCTTATGCAGGGTCACTTCACAGTGATTAAGGCACCTACTGGCATAGGCAAGACTGAGGTTATGCGTTACTTGGAATACAACATGCTACAGCGTAAGATTCCTATTGCTGCATGGCACCTAGAAGAGACTAAACTAAGGTCACTACTTGGTCTTGTGTCTTATGAGTTACAAGATAATCTCACTAGACGCGACTTGATTGATGAGAAGGGGAGACATGAGGATGTCATAGGTGCAATCAAGGAGATAGCCAAAGACGAGAACTTCTATCAGTTCTACTTAGGTGATGGTCAGGGTACTGATGAACTATGTGATCAAATACGTTTCTTCAGTCAGGCATGTGGATGTAAGTATGTGTTCTTTGAGCCTATCCAAGACGTTGTATCAGGACGATCAGAGGCGTCTAAGGAGGAGTTACTAGCTGACCTGTCCGTAAGGCTCTCTAAGCTATCAGCGGAACTAAATGTGGGCATTGTGACTATCGCTCACACTAATGAAGATGGAGACCCTAAGTATTGTAAGATGATAGGACAACGTGCCAGTGTTATCATTGATCTGTCTAGGGACAAAGAAGCGGAAGACCTTGATGAGAGAAACACAACATACATCACGGTACAAAAAAACCGCCCTTGCAGTGAAGAAGGACGGGCTGGCAGAATGAAGTTTAACAGTGATACGTTCACACTAATGGAGGTGTACTAGTGGTTGAAGCAGAAACAGTGTTCGACATAGAGACAGATGGACTGTTAGATAAGCTGACTAAGATTCATGTGTTGTCGTATCAAACAGCAGCTATGGATGAGCCACGGTCTATCTTTGACTACGATGAAATGAGGGACTTTTTCTTGGAGTACAGTATGGATCATACGTTAGCCTTAGCTGGACATAACATTGTACGCTTTGATATCCCTGCAGTGGAAAAGGTGCTAGGTATAAAGGTCAATGCCAAGCTAGTAGATACGTTAGGACTTAGCTGGTACTTGCACCACAATAGGACAAAGCATGGTTTAGCAGTGTATGGTGAAGAGTATGGTGTACCTAAGCCCAAGGTAGATGATTGGGAAGGACTTTCTAAAGAAGAGTATGCCCATCGTTGTGAAGAAGATGTAAAGATCAATGTGCGCCTGTGGCGTGACCTAAAGCGGAAATTGGAGAAACTATATGAACAGTGAAGCGTGGAGACTTATCGACTACATCACATTTAAGTTAGACTGCGCTAGGGAACAGGAGACCCTACGGTGGAAATTAGATGTAGCTAAAGCCAGTATGCACCTTGCTGAGTGGCAGGGGATGAAAGAGGATAAGGTAGAACAACTAGCCAATGCTATGCCCCGTCATGTACTTACTAAGGTGCAGAACAGGCCCAAGGTGATGTATCGTAAGGATGGTAGCCTAAGCAGTCACGGGGAGAACTTTGAGGCCCTTAGAAAGCAGTACAAGCAGCCTGAAACGGTACAGGGGTTTGTCGTACAGACAGGAGAAGAACGGGGTAATCCTAACTCAGTGTCCCAGATCAAGGATTGGTTGTTTAGCATTGGTTGGCAACCTAGAACATTTAAGTTTGTAAGAGAGAGCAATGGTGATGAACGACAGATTGAGCAAGTCAGGAAAGATGGGGAACTATGCCCGTCAGTTAAGAAGTTGGCTGATAACGATCCTGCTGTTTCTATTCTGGATGGTCTTTCTGTTCTTACTCACAGAATCGGGATACTGAAGGCGTTCCTAGAGTGTGAGGTAGATGGATACCTACAAGCTGGGGTAGCTGGTATGACTAACACTATGAGGTTCAAACATGCTAAACCTTTGGTTAACCTCCCCTCAGTGGAAAAACCCTACGGTACTGAGATACGAGGATGCCTGATTGCTCCAGAGGGTTACGTGTTATGTGGTGCAGATATGACTAGCCTAGAGGATACTACTAAACGTCACTACATGCAGCCGCTTGATCCTGAGTATGTTGCAGAAATGTCACAGCCCGGATTTGACCCACACCTTGACCTAGCTAAACATGCTGGTGTCATTAGCCAAGAGGACATAGACAAGCACAACACAGGAGAACGCAGTTTAAAGTCATTGCGTAAGAACTACAAGGTGGTCAACTACAGTGCCACGTATGGTGTCAGGGAGGCCACGCTGTCTCGTACTACAGGCATGAAGAAGTCAGAGGCTAAGAAACTACTTGCTGCCTTCTGGGATCGTAACTGGTCTGTAGAGGCCGTGGCAAGGGGTGTACGTGTACGAGAACCACAGGGGTTAGGGGGTATGTGGCTAAAGAACCCAGTCAGTGGTTTCTGGTACAGCCTACGAAGTGAGAAGGACCGATTCAGTACACTTAATCAAGGTACAGGTGTCTACTGCTTTGATACTTGGGTTAAGCATTGTCGTAAAGATGGTGTGTTAACGATAGGACAGTTTCACGATGAAATTATCAGTATGGTAAAAGAGGGAAAGGAGACACAAGAGAAGATAAGTATGGACGATAGCATTGAACGACTAAATGATGAGTTGCAACTAAATGTACCTTTAGGCATTGATGCTCAGTTCGGAAAGAGTTATGCTGACATACACTAATTTATTTTTGGTGTGTGGTTGCGTAAGTACAAAAAATGTTGCTATATATAAGTACCCGCATAAGGAAAGGAACCCGACATGGGAAAGAAAGTTTACGTTGAGTGTCCAGTTAATTGGGCTAAGTTGCGTGAAGAAGACCGAGACATGGGTAAGAACATGCAGGAAGGTTCTGATGCACGAATCAAGATTGATGAGGTACAAGGACGCTACACTGTGCAGCTAATGCTTGATAAGGATACTAAGAAAAAGATGGTATCTGATGGTGTACCCAACAAGGGTATGCAAGCACAGTTGTTCAAGGAGGATCAGGAAGGCACTGAATACTTCTCAGCAAGGCGAGGACACTTTAACCCTAAGTTCAAGGATCAGAACACAGGGGAATATGGTGTAGTAATGGGACCACCCCGTGTCCTTAAAGAAGATGCTGACGGTGTTCTAGTTGATTGGGACTTTGAGGCTGATGGTCTCATTGGTAACGGTAGTAAGGTTGTAGCAAAGCTAGATGTATGGGACGGTAAGTTGACTACCTTAGAAGCAGTTAAGGTTGTAGAACACGTACCATACGAAGCGTCAGACGGGAGTGCTTTCTAATGACTAAAGCCACCATCATCTTTGAAACCTCGGAAGAGGTAGATGGGTACGAAAGTAAGACTACTATTGAGCGTCACAATGTAGACACTCTTGAGAATCTTGCATACTTATACAGTGAGGCTACAGTGGCAGGGGGTTGGACTTACATTAAGGCAGTGGCCCTAGAAAAAGAGGATGAGACTATTGTCTGGTCCGACATTTGAGCCAAAGCATGTCTTAGTTGATGGTGACATTGTTGCGTACAGGGCTGGGTTTGCCTCAGAGGGTAAGACCAGTGCAGATGCAGAGGACAAAGTAGACGAGGTTA